GACTAAGATTGCATCGTGTGCATTTGTAGTCGTAGGCTGGCAAGTTAAGCACCTCTTTATCATGTAAGACCCACAGCCTGTGCAGCGGTCAATGTCTGCTTCTGTGGGTTCGCTGGATAGATGACCATATTTTAATTGGAGCAATGGTAAGAGATCCTCTAGACGGATGATGGCGGCATACTCACGCGCATCTTCACCTTGTCCGTTGAGTCTAATAACTCCGAAGCCTAATTCCCCCGAAATGGCTGTCCGAGCTTTCAGTTGTTTTAAGTAAGCTAGAGGTTGAAATCCAGCGCGGGCTTTGACTTCAACATCGAACGGCACATTAACAACATCCTTACCATTACCCCTTCCCACACATGCGCCTTGCCAGACAGTCGATAGGTACTGTGCGACAACACGCTCTGTGCGGAAACCTCTGTGTTTCCTTGTTTGACTAGCCATGCGCCATGTAGCCCATAGCAACGCCACCAATAAAGATGCAGAGCACCAAGAAGATTAGCAGCTTCTCTGAGTCATCCATTGACAGCCTTGCACTTACCGCATTGCCATGTGACAACGCCATTGACTGAGTCACTTGAAATGTCCTCTAAGTCTCTAATTGCAACTGGTTCATTACACAGCTGACATGGCACGAAGGCTGACATTAGATCAACCCACTCACCATTTATCTTGATTCCTATGTTGCCCATTACACTCTCGCCTTCTGTGGTTGCCATTTACCATCTGATCCGAGTTGATACCAGACAGGCGGACAGTCTGACTTAACTCCACCTGCGTTCATTTGATTGCATTGATAACCACCCCAAGCACGCCCATTCTTCTCACCTTCACGCCATCGCATGTGTCCATGCTTGCATTGTGGTGCTTCCTGTGCTTCTGGAGTACCGAGAATGTCCTGCACTAGATCAAGTGCCTTCTCTAAGGTCACGGGTGCATCGACTACTCCATTGTACTGTCCAACAGGTGTAGTCCAATAATCCTGATCATCTGCCTTGACTTCCTGAACAGGTGGTTTAACTGGCTTAGCAGCTACTACCTTGCTCATTTCTTCTCGGCTTGGTCTCTTTCCTTTAGGCGCATAACCTGCATTTGCAAGTGCTCTGCCGATTGCCGAAGTCTCGCAATTCTCCAATGCTGAAGTCTGATTAACGCCTCGGCTAGTAACTGTTTCCTCAGCGTACCCTGTTGCCCATGCAACGCTATCTTCAGCATTCTTAAATAGATACGCCTTAACAATGTATCGAGTAGCCTCGACAACTTCCAACTCAGTTGAAATGCGGAACGCTGGATAGTCCTTAATAAACTTTTCAAGTCTCACCTCTACTGGCTCGTAATCGGCTAAATTAAACATAAAGATCATTATCCTCTGTAGCTAGTTGCCCTGCGAGTGCGCCATAACTGCAGAGATCGACCCAGTTGTCGATGTGTTGGGCTGATTGATTAGTCCGTGCAAGTTTAACGAGCACCATGATCCCTGCCACTTGATAGTCGTGAATCGGTGTTTGTAAGTATGCTGAGAGCAGCATTGCGGTGTGTTGCAGGTTATCCGCAGGGTGACCATACGATAAGCCACGATCACGGATCGTGTCGGTGGCTGTGAGTAAGATTTCATTGGCTTTCATTCCTGCCCCTTGATGCTGCGCCCACGATGGTAACCATCTCGCACGCCCTTGTCATAGCTTCTACGCTGCACATCGAAGATTGTGATGGCAAAGCCAATCAACATTCCAATGATGCAGATTAACAGCAGCTTGTCTGTGTTACTCATTATGCACCTACCATTGCATTGGCTTCTTCAACAGATACTTCTTTAACATCCCACTCAGGCTGCAAAAGTTGAGCAAAAATCAATGCTTCTGATTCTGTGCCATAGGTGCGAATAACATGCCATTGATCATTGATAAACAATCTAACTTGATAAAGGTTCATTTACTTGCCTAACTGCCCCAATGCCCTTGATTGGTGACAGACTTAGTGTGACAGAACTGTCCGACTAATCAAGCACATTCTGATAACGAAATGATAACGATTATCTGGCTCGCCCGTAGGTCTTTCCAGCCACAATGAATGTGCCGTCTTTCTCGATGTGGATAAGATCCACCTGCACCTTAGCCTTGTTCACATAGATAATGGCGAATGCCTGTTGCCAGTTAGCAACGCCCTTAGTGTAAGCAGCTTGCTTAAAGTCCATCAGATTGCCTACCTCGACACCATGTAGGACACGCCCTATACGACCCCCAGAAGCCTCTGAGAAGGCTGATCTGCCTGCTCTGTGGGTATGACCTGATATGACATTCTTTCCGTGCCTACGAGCCGCCTCTAGGGCTGATAAGCCCCCCTGTGGCTTTATTGGTGTGTGATCTCCGTGGACTGCAATCCAGTTGGGCGCGATAGGCATTGGGTTCTTATGAAAGGTGATGCCTAGCTCATCGAACTTCATAAACTTCTCAAAGCGCAGCTCTGGCAACGCCCCGAACGCTGGCACTTTAGCCATGATGATGTTATACAGGCGATCTGTGTGATTGCTACGGATGCAATCGGTAACGCCTAACTCCCAGAGCAAGTCCACAGCTTCATTGCGGTCATCGTCTAGGGTCTGTGCGTAACTGCCCATGCGACCTTCTTCCCACTTGCTTATCTGTGGAAGGTCAATCTCATCACCGATAGTGACAACTTCGTCAGGCTTAAACTTCTTGATGAAACTAGCAAGGTTACGGGTTGCAACCCTGTCATGGTACGGGACTTGCAAGTCCGAGACTACGACAATTCGCTTAATCGTCATCCTCATCTTCATAGTTGCCGAACTTCTCTGGATCGACAGGATCTGGCAAGATCCAATGTGGATAGGCTTGGGGTTCAGTAATCATGAACATGGCTATGTCCTCTGCGAACCCTGCTCTTTTAAGCGAGCAAAAGTATTCATAAAGCCCGATGCAATAAGCATCGAGTTTTGAGTAACCTTGTTCCTCTAAAGCCTTAGTTGCTTTTCTTGCCATGATTGAATTATCGCTCTAAGAGTATGTTATAGATCTCATCGACACGCGCATGGAGTCGCTTAATCTCTGCAAGCAGGTGAGTGATGACAAAGCCAGACAAGCCACCGAGTGTGACTAGCGTGGCAATGTAGAGCTGAAAGAAATCCGTCTGGCTCACTTTTTATCGACCTCGTCAATAGCTGCTTCTAGCGCATCGACAATGATGTCTGCTGCTGACTTACGAGCGCGGTATGACTTGATCGCTTGGCGTAGTGCAGGAATGGCTGCAACACCAAGAATGCCAGCAATGATAAGAATTAGATTGTCCATTAGTTTCCGCCTAACATAGGTACTTGAAAAAAAGCACCATCATTGTCAGCTTCTTTCTTAAAGCTAACATGCATGTGCTTAGTGTGTTTGTTAGCCCCTGTGTACTTGCGCCACTTCCAGTTAAGGATGCTGGAGCAGATTCGTCCATCGTAAATGATGTAACTAATACGCTTGTCTGTTTTTGACTTGGACAAGGTACGAAGCTGATCAGCAAGATCTCCCATGATGTCTGGCTTTCCGCCCTTGAATAAGTCTTTGTCCACATCAATGGCACGAACCCAGCCCTGCTCATCAGGATTATGATCTGACTTGCGAGCAGCGTGTCGGGTATCACCGATCCAACCATCCGATGTGCGGTCACGATCTGGGAACGAATCATCGAACTGTTCGCGTAGCTGTATCGCTGCCTTACTTAGTTTCGGCTTCATCGATCACACTCGGTGTGGATTGTTCCGCTTGCTTCTGTAGTTCGTCATAGTGAGACTTCAACATACTGGTAAACTCACCTGGTGCTCGCTCAATAAGAACATACTGAGCGTTTTCAACTTCTATAAATGTAACTTTGTCCATTGTCATCTCCTATAGTTCTGCGCTAAAGCCTAGATAAGTAGCCGCGCTTGCGTTACTTGTCATAGATACAAAATCATTAATTGTATAAATAGCAGAACCGTGAGTGTACCTAAGTTCCGAATTGCCTGGAAAACCTGTCCATTGAACAAAAGAACCACCAGTTGAATTAACACCAGTTCTGTAATTGTAAAAAGCAAGGTTTGAAAAATCCATTGCAGTAGGTGCAACTCGCATTTGAACTGGAAACACAATAGAAAAGACTGCAAGAGTTGTTGAACCTGCAAATCCTTGAAAACCAAAACTGCTTCCACCAGTTGAAAGCCCTGTCCATCTTTGGTAGTACCTCTGACAAGCGGCTAATTCTCCTTGGATTGTTCCCGTTGCAGTTTGGAAAGCGGTAGCGACTGAACCTGCTTCTGCCTGTACTCCCCAAAATTGCATAGTATTTGTTGCACTAAATGGCACTACTATCTCAAGAGAAAAATAAGAACCCGACCCGATAGTTTTTCCGCTAACACTAGGAACTGAAATAGTTGCTGAAAAACGCTGCCAAGAACCAGTAGGTGTAAAAGTATTAGATGAACCTTGAATAGTAGCTGAACCACCAGAACCAAAGTTTTGGTTAAATCTGAAATAAGATGAGCCAATCGTCCCAGCAGATAACTTTGCCCAAAAAGATACTGTGATTGTTTGTCCAGCAAAAGTTCTTACATCTTCAATGTATTGAAAAGTCTGAGTATAAGTTGAAGTTCCAACAGAACTTGTCGCTAATTGTAAAAAGTATTGTCCTTCATAACCAGCCACAGGCGCAGTTCCAGGTGTGAATGTTTGCTGACTCGCTGTTACTGTTCCATTTCCATCTCTGTTATGGAAAAATCTATCTGCTGAAAAAGTGGCGGTTGTTACTGTAAAAGAAGTGCCTCGTTGCCAGATACCAAAGTTACCATTTATGATTTTATTCTTACCCGCTTGACCAAAACCGACATTCCAAAGCGATGTATCAACAGACGATCCCAATGTTCGGATGTCTTGCGCTCCGTTTTTGACTAGCCCTGAATTATCGGGTGTCGTCCACGCATAGTTAGTAGTGGTTGCCATTATGTAAGTGCTCCAGTCGCGTTAGTCCATATAAGTGTACCATTTACGCCAGTCCAAGCTAATGAGGCTGGCAATACTGTTTCCCATTGAGTTGTTGATAGTGAGAAGTCTGTTGCTGAAACATAGAGAGTAATCTCTGTAAAGCTAGGCGTTGCTCGAAGTGCCACATTCTCAACAAAGCCATCGAACTGACCATCTAGCAAGTTGCTTGGTAGGTTAGTGATAAGAACAGGCTCACCAAAGAAAATGCCAATAAGGGCATTTAACATGGCAGTTGGAAGGTCTGGATTATCTAGGCGGAAGGTAATCGCTCCCAAAGATCCTCTAGGATTGGCACGCAATTTAAGCTCTCTAGAGGCGATGTCGGTGATGTCTGCAAGGTTCTTGATGTTAGAGTCAAAGGAACGCTCAAAGAGTCCGAAAGAGGCTATAGAGTCGGCATCTGAGGTGCTGTATGTGCTCGCGTATCCTGCTCCGTATCGATAGATAAGGCTGTTACGGATGCGAGCAATCTGAGTTGTTGATGTGATAGAGGTTGGTGTTGCATACGCGCCATCAAGGTTAGTGAAGCCATTTGTTGCAAGATAGTTAGATCTGTGGTCTGCATCATCATAGGAAACATCTCCATCCTTTTCCTCGTATAGCTGACCGAGTGCGCTAGTGGCAATCTGGTCTGCCAATGTCTGAGACTTAGCAGAAGCATTAGCTGCAAGGTTGATCATCGTGTAAAAGCCAGAATCAATAGTGCCAATGGATGATTCTGCTGTTTCCCATTCCTGTGTTGCTGGGTAAGTAGCCCATGTGACAGTCGGAGTGACCTCTGCCCATGAAAGGTTTAGGGCTGCACCTAAGATGGTTGCAATCTGTGCGCCATCTAAGCCTTCTGCAAGTGCTGTGTTAAACACAGCCTTAGTTAAGCGAGCTAGTGATCCAATGCCTAGAATCGTGCCTGTGGTGACATAGCCAGTTTCTTCAGGGCTACGCACACCAATGTTAAAGTCTGAGACTTCGCCACCGAATACAGTCACATAAGTGCCAGAGCCATTCTTCAACTCTAAGGTGACTGGCTCTGTGACATTGATGGTAAATGGTGCATTGTCAGCATTGATGATCTGTACTTGGCAGTAACCTGCTGTCGGTTGCCTATCGATGTCTAAGCGACCAGATGCGAACGACACAGAGGTGACTGTCGTATAGACATCATCACCTACTGTCACGCGCCATTCTGGAAGCCATGTCATGCGATTGTTAGCGTTCCTCTGTCTCGTGCTTCACGAAGTACATTGTCAATAGCTTCTGCAATAGCGTTAGGGTCACCGATACCTGCCTGAACTGTAATGTTGTATTGGTTAGCAGCTTGGGCTGCATAGCGTGAACCGCTTACTGCACCTGATACGCCTGCGCCACCTGCTAAACCTGCCAGCAAGGATGATCTTGCTACATCTTCAAGATTAAACAAGCCACCTTCTCCGAATGGAGTATTAGTCAAAGTCGGTTTAGTCATAACCGCTGCAACTGCCGCAGCTGTTGTTGCCGCTGTTGAGGTTGTCGTTGTCGTTGTCGGTGCTTTAGTAGTGCCAGTAGAAGCAAGGTTGATCTTAGCTAGTAAAGCCAGAGCAGCTTCTAGGTTAGCAATGTTGATTAGGTCTTTAGGCTTCAGACTGTCAAGAATTGACTTGATGTCTTGAAGCTTGACATTCTGCATGCCTAGCGTACCGAGCACCTTTAGATCTGCATTGAGTTTAGCCGTTGCAGCGATGATAGCCGCTTCATCCTTAGCAGCAATGGCATCTTCCAGAGCAAGGATCGAACGCTTGACATTTAGGCGAGCAGTATCGTTCGCAATTTGTAAGACCTGTGCAGCATTTGTTGCCTTGCCTAATTGTTCAGCCTGATTAGTAAGAGCTGCTGCAATCTGGATCTTGTCCATGTCAAAGACTTCTTGACCCTTGTTGAGAGTAAGGTTAGCCTTATCAATCGCTGCGCCTAATCTTTTGGCTTCAAGGGCTTTCTTTTCAGCTGCGGCTTTTGCCTGTGCAGCTCTTGCTGCCTCTCGCGCCCTTCTGAGTGCTTCTTGCTCTGCCTTCTTTTCAGCAGCTAATCTTTTAGCAGTACCAGCTGGAGATTGTGAGCGATTTGTATTTGGTTTGCGCTCTGTTGGGATAATGCCAAATCGATAATCAAGTGAATTGAGTGCTTCTGAAAGACTATCTGCACCAGTTAAAAGTCTAAACACGCCTACGCTTGTTTGACCGAACTTTTCCAACTTGGAGATTGATTTATCTATGTCTCCGTTGCCTGCTAGATTTGCAAAACTATCTACTAGAGATTCACCTATGGCTTCACTTAGGTTGCCAATAACAATGGTGAGTTTGTCCATTTTTCCTGCATAGGTATCAGCTGCGCTTGCTGCTTGACCCTTACTGACTGCAGCAATCTTTTGTAAGATTGTTTCGAAATCCATGCCTGCTAATTGAGCAGCTGATAAACCCAGAGTGTATTTTCTTAAACCCTTTGTGTTACCAATGTAGGCATTAACCAAATCTTCTGCAACTGTAACGACATCCACGCCACTTTGTGCCGATAGGTCTAATGCAGTTTTCAATAACTCTTGCGACTTACGCCAATCGCCTGTTCCTGTAACCAGTTTTTGATAAGCAGGTCTCAAAAGATCATCGAGAACATTGTATTGGCGTTCTAAATCAGAAATGAATGTTCTGACCGCTGGATCTGCAAATTGCAATCCTAAATTGTTCAAAGTCTTGGTTAGGGTTCTGGCTGCTTTGTCATCTTCAGTAAAAGCCTTAACTGAAGCCTTTGCATAAGACAGGATTTTCTGCGCTGTATAGACAGAAACTAAACCTTTAGCAAGATCCTTAACACTATTGTTAAGTTTGTCAGCAGCAGTCTCCGCTTCTTTGAAAGCCTTTTTACCCGTGAACTCCGCGGCAATGTCAATCTTTACATCTGCAGCCATTAGCGCACCTGTGTCCTTTTCTCGAACTCAACTTTAGACTTTTCAATCGCTTTGACAACAGCTGCATTAGCCTTGCCTTGATCTTCTGCCCATGCACGAAAGATTGCGCGACCCTTCATCTTACGAGAAGCGCGACCTGACTGTCCTTCGTTTCTTTGATAAGCATTGACAATAGGTGAAGTCCTGTTCATAGCATCAATGAACTGCTGACCAGCATGAGGATTGTTGCTTAATGATTCGCTCTTAGATCCTGAACGAATTGTCTTGCCATAATTAGAATGACCAAGTGCCACGACTTTAGCCAATGGTGCTTGGGGTCTGCCCTGTGGATTTAGGCGACCAGCAGTCTCATAGATAGAGCCTGAAGGTGAAGCATTGACAATGCGAGCAAGTGATCGAAACCCAGAGCGATTGACTTTAGATGGCGTGGTCTTATACCCAACTCCACGCTTAGCCTCTGAAGATGACCAGACTCGGTTGCCCCAAGTGCCGTTATTGCTTTTAGCCCAACCGCTTAAAGGTGCAGTTGATGGAATGAAACCGCGAGCTTTAGAAACAATAGGCTTCAAAACTCCAGCGATTTCCTTCTGTGTTTCTTTAGCAAGATCAGGTGTAAATGCTCTGAGGGCTTTTCTAAGCTCGACCGCGCCTTTTACTTCCGTTGGCATCGCTCACCTCTTTCGCTTCATCTTTAAGCCCTTGCACTAATGCATCGAGCATGCTTTTATCTAAATCTAATAACTGCTGTGGCGCGATTCCCAACCTAATGCTTAGCCTAGCAATTAGGTAGGTGAATGGAAGATCGCGCTTTAAGCTAAAGGGTCAGAGTCCAACACTTCCACGCTTTTTAGCGTTTCAATGAACTCCATCCCATAAGGCTTAACAGTCTCACCTGTCCTGCGTGTTACTTCCCATGCTAACCAATAGACATCGCTCTGCTTTTCTTCATCGCGGAACGCCTTATGAAAGCCCTTTTTAGCGTACTGCTCGAATGCGTATTCCACCGCTGGGGTGATTTCGCCTTCTAGTACGCTTCCATCTGTACGAACTATCTTTAGTTTTGCCATGAGTTTGCCCCTTTGTTAGTTTCTTACGCTGTTGTTACTGCGATTGTACCTGAAACATTCCAAGTTACGCTCTGAGTTGATAGGTCTGCAACTGCACCATTTACAGGTGTGATGTTATTGACCAAGCATGTCATTGTGTAAAGAGGGTTTGTTGCTGATACAGCAGCAGATGTCTGCTTGAATGTTACTGTGGTGTTTGTTCCCCATGTTGCCTGAAGTGTCTGGAGTGTCTTAGCTGTTGCTTCATCGTTCAAGAAATCGATTGAGATGCTTGAAGCTTCCAATCCCTTCACGAATCGATGACCCTGATCGCCAAGTGCTGTGACTTCTAGCTCATCAAATGCGCGGTTAATTGTTACAGATGTAACTAGTGTAGAGAGATCTACCGAATTAACAGTTAGAACTCCAGTATTTGCTAAATAAACTGCCATCGGATTATTCCTCGTCCTTCTTTGTAGTTACTGGCTTTACTGCTGGTGTTTCTTTAACCTGCCCGATCTTGATCAGAAAGGCTTCGTTCTCTTTTTCCCAATCGGACATGTTTAACTCCAACTCGTTAGGATTGATACGGACATCTCGCAGCTGAGTAGGTCACCCGAAGCAGCGTTGAGAATACTTGGTGCGCTGATTGCGCTTACATTATAGACTAGAGATGATGCGGCTAACTTAGCGAACACGCTCACTACTGTGTCCTCTATGCCGTTAAGGTTTCCCTCGTTGTCAAATAGCGGAACAGTCATCACGATCTTAAAGTTAGCCATTGGGCTAACAGAGATCTGCCCATTGTTATTCGGTGTCAAGTAAGGATCATCTGGAGAAACAATTACAGAGTTAGCAAGAACTGTGGCAGGTGGGAATGCGAAAGTTTGCCACTTAGCGTTGTCAATTAGTGCAGTTGCTAGTGTCGTTCTTAAAGTCGTTATGGCTACAGGTGGCATGGGTCACCCGATCATGCTGGTAGGCGCGAGTGCGTGCGCAATCAATCCTCTTACCTTAGCGAGTAGCTGTGCGCTCATTCGATAAGGTGAGGGCTGGAAATCGACTGCGTTACTGCCTGAAAGGGTGGCTGTACGCGCTTGCCAGATTTCAACAGCGATCATCAAAGCTGCATTCTGAACTGCTGTGTCTAAAGTGTAATCGACATAAGTGTCGCCTGAGACTGTGCCAAAAGGTTGGACTGGATGCTCTACTGCTGGCACATTGTTATTGCCTGTGATGTTATAGGTGATGTTGTAATCGCCTACTCCAGTAAGAGTCTTAGATCCATTGTGCTTAGATCCGTTGCCAGCAATGTTCACTACTTGCCCGACATAAAAAACTTTTTCTACTTTGTCCTGAAAGTAAAGAGTTCCAGTTGTTGCTGTGTTGCTATGTGCAATGTTGAAATAAGAGTTAGTCCAGAGCATAGGCAGTAAAACTGCATCGGATGCATCACAGACTTCTTGCAAGGTGGCATCTGGGTACAGCGTACCGACTCCGAGTGTTGATCGGAGTTCTGCGACTGTTGTTAATGCCATTCCAATTCCTTTCGTAAGACTCTAGGGGATCAGAGGGCTACTGACCCCCTAGAGCGACTTAGTAACCTATTAAGTTAGGTTGAACTTACGAACACCCTTACCTGACTTAGCAAGATAGATTGCTAGGTATCCGTAAAGGTTGATTTCAATTTCGCCAGATGTCAAAACATTGACACGAAGCTGTGTCTGTGGTGATTCCCAGACATAAACGCTGCTTGGCGCAACTAGGAACATTGAGTTATCAACTACGCCAGATGTTGTGATGTTGTGATCCACAATGAGGTCTGTGCCAAGAATGTTTCCGCGAACAGATGAAGCTACTGCTGAACCTGAAGCGTTCTGTGTTGCACCCTGTGCTGAGTACAGCGCACGACCAGTAGTATCAGCGAATCCTGCGATTGCTGCCCAAGCGTCAGTTGAAGCAACTAGCTTGTTAGCGAAGTCTCCACCTGTACCCTTGTAAGCTGCTGCGCCTTCTACTGAAATGAATGATTGCAATCCAGCTGCTGTTGCTGCTGTAGTTGCTGCAGTTGTTCCTGCTGAAACATAAGCTGCTAGAAGTGCTGCATCTGTTGCCTTCTCGTAAGATTTACGAAGTTCAGCCATCAAAAGTTCCATGAATGCAGGCTGGCTGCGGTCGATCAACTCAAAGCTCACTCGGTTAAGTGCACTGAACTTGTTGATGTCGATAGTGTCATAACTTGAAGTCATGCCTGTCTCAGATGGTGCTGCACCTTCGTTAGTGTCTGCAGTTGTTGGTGCAACATCTGGAGTGCTCGCATTTGTATAAAGGCGAGGGACTGTGAATGACATACCAGATGGCAAGAGAGCGGATCTCGTTGCAGCTTCAAATGCTGGACGACCAGTAAATGTGTCTGTGATGAATGTGTCTAGGTGTGGTGCAAGTGTCAAGCCTGTGTTTGTTGATGTTGAGTCATCTGCTGCGCGAACTACGCGGCGTGCTTCGTCATCACCAAGTGCTGCCTTGATGTTTGCTTCTAGGTATTGTGCTGATGTGATTGGTGCTACGCGCTCGCGCACGAATGTTGTTGCTGTCACTACAGTTGGACGAGCAGCTTCAACCGCTGCTGCTTCTACTGCTGTTGCTGCAACTGTCTCTGGAGTATTTTCCACAGCTGTCTCGCTTTCTGTTTCTGTTTCTGTTTCGGTCTCCACGATTGTCGTGTTGATCGTTGTTGTCTTAGTGCTCGTACTTGTTGCAGCTTCGATGTCCTCTGCTGCTACATCGATAACCTGAGCAGACTTAAATGCTGGCTCTGTTACCAATGAAACTTCTAGCAACTTGGCAGCGGATACGAACATCACGTTGCCCTTCTGCTTTGACTTAATTACTTCTACGCCTACTGAAAGACCTGACTGCAATCCTTCTTCTGCAAGGATAAGAGCTTCTGATCCACGATTAGATCGTGATACTTTGAATGATGCATAGATGCCATCTTCTTGCTCTGTGAATTGTGTTGCCTTGCCTAGTGGCTGGCGTGAGTCATGCTGATTAAGTAACTTGACAGTCTTAGGATCTTCTGGAAGTGCGATTGCGCCCTTCTCGAATACGACCTTACCTGCTGAAGTGTTACCCACTTCGCCTGTACCTGCTGGCACGATCTTGCCTGAGATTAAGCGTTCTTCAACATTGGCAATAAGCCCTGCTGTGAAGGTGATTACTTGGTTTTCCATTATTGGATTCCTTCGCTGCCGTTAGGCGTTAGATTTTCCATCTCCATAGCTTGTTCGACTGTGATCAAGCCTAGAGATAACATCTTTTCAATTACTAGCAAGCGTTCCATTGGTTCAGTTGCTAAGAATGATGAATCGACATCAAAGCGAACTGCATTACCGCGAGCAGTAATGTCATCCATTGACAGACGATCCTGAATCGCATTTACATAAGGTGCAAGGCTTAGAGAGAAGAATTGCTTGCGCTCATCTAGAACATTCGCATAGGTCATCGATGTATTGGCTTCCGCGCTGAGAAGGTAAGCAGGGATCGAACATAAGCGAGCAATCTCAGTTGCCAAGAACTGCTGTGCTTCGTCATACATCATGTCTTTAGGTGAGAATGATGTTGGTTGGTATTCCAAAGTAGAAGTTAAATAAGCAGTTGAACGATTTTGTCTAGCGTTCTTCCATGCTGCAAGAAGTCCAGCAATCTCTTTAGGATCTAGATCTGCGCCATTGTTGCGAAGGACTCCAGATGGCATTGGTGTGCTTGCTGACAAGACTGCTGCCTTACGAAGATCGATTGCAGCTCTAATTGTTTCAGATCCGCGTTCTAGAATGCCTTCATCGAATGATTGGAAGGTTACGATTGAACCCAGACCTGACATAGGTACAGCAACAG